TTTTAAAAACGTGAGCAATGTTATCAATACTACCTACGAATCTACCATCAGCAGCAGCAGGATTTAATGGTTGTGCAGTATCTGGAAATAATTCTCTATCAGCAGCTGTTACACCACCAAAAATATTACATAATGATAATGTATCTGCATCAGTACTACCTGCTAATATTTCTTCACCAAAATAAAATGCGAATACACTATTTTCTTCAGTTAAAGCTATTTGACCACCTCTATTTAATTTAACACTTTGAACTGCGATCTCACTATTTTTAGGGATAACAAAAGTGTCTTGTAAATTATTTTGATAACTATATGGACTATTTATGCCAGTTGTAGCAGCACTTTCATCAGTTTTATTTGTATTACTGGTAATTAATAAACTCATTTTATATTATATAAACTTTTATTTTATTTAAAAAAAATTAAAAAATATAATTTATAAATAAATGGTTAAAAAAGTTACCATATTAAAACCAGTAAAAAATAATGGTACTGTTAATTCAGATTTACAATTTAATGTTGTTAAATCTTTAGAAACAAATAAAAAAGTTAAACCTAAACAGGTTTTTGAATATAATAAAAAAAAAGTTAAGTAAATACAGTTTCATTATCTATATCATTCATAGTGCTTTCATAATCATAATCTTCTTCTGAAATATCTGAAGTTTTATCTATTTCTTTAAAATCATTATCTTCTTCATCTTCAGATTCTGAAATATCTACATCTAAACCTCTTTCTTTATTTCTATTTTCAAAACAATCTTCTAATAATTGTTTTATATCATCTATACATATTTCATTTAATATTTCACAAATAGATCTAAAAGCTATGTCAATATCTCTCTGAGTAGTTTCTTGAATTTTAGGCATATTTTATAATATTTAATATTTTGTTTTTAAATATCAATATCAGAATTATCAGAATTAGAGTCAATAATATCTTGGTTCATTTTATTAATCATATTATTTTTTATATAATTAAACATAATAAGCTCGTAATCATCGGTTTTAGATACAACACCACCAACTACTTTTTTTTTTAATCTAAATTTTTTTTGTTTCCATTTACTTGCATCTTCTTTAGTATGGTGAGGTTTAAATACCTCATTATATACAATATTAAATATTTGACTTTCTGATAAATCACTCATATCTTTTATTATATTTATATTTTTGTTTTTAAATACCTTTAGATATTCAATCATGACATAATAATTTTCAGTAATATCTTGTCCATATCTTGACATTAAATTTGATTTAAACCTTCTTATTATTTCATTATTATAACTCGAACCATATACATCATTTAAAATCATATATTCATTTTTATATTTTTCATCTTTTTTTTCAGTATATAATAAACTACTAAAATCTATATCACTACTTAATATAGTATCTACACTATTTTTAATTAAATTATTAATATTAAGATTTTTAAATTCTGGATCTTGACATAAATCTGTTTTTAATTTATTGCTTAATGATTTAGTTAATGATTTAAAAAAATCAAATTCAGCTGCGCCATCTTGTTCAAGATTATCTGGTGGTGGCAAACAATTCATAAATATATTGTTGTTTTGTTTTTAAATAGTATTATTAAAAAGGTCTCGTATATTACTGGATTTTTCAAAAACAACAAATAATTTACAAAAATCTCAAAAAATATTTTATAAGAATAAATTTGTAAATATTTTAATTAAAGATATTAAATTATAATTTCAGTAATTTGAGTTACTTTTCAATATTTAAATCTTTTGGTAATTCAACCTCAGCTCCAATCAATTTATTATCTTCAAATAATATATCTTCAAAATTTCTAAGTGCTTTACCCTCTTGAACTTTTAAATATAAAAAGTTGTACTTGCCAGCCGTTGCTTTATAATAAATTTGTAAAAATGTTTTAATATCATTAAAAGGTGGGTGAAACTCTTCTGCAATCTGCATCAGCTGCTTATTATTAGTTTGTTTAAATATAATTACATCCGTCGCATTATTGCGTAGAATCGTATCAACTGATTTAAAATTTTGAGTAAATACTCCCATTAATCCAATATTATGGTGTCTATACCTTGTTGCTAGAAAACTTACTTCATTATTTCTTTTCATATTAGAACCTAAAATATCATCTAATAATAATGCAATAAAAGGCATATCCTTTTTCTCGCCATATGATTTTTGTGTTTTAATTAAATTATTTATCATGCCATCATTATAAAAATCTTGAATATCAAATGCTTTTCTTAAAAATCTTGCAGTTGGGTCATTTAAAATAGTATTTGAAATTATTTGGACATTATCAAAATATTCTTGACCATAAAAACCTTCTTCACGTGGTCTTAATAATAAATTATTTATTAGTGTTGTTTTACCTGATTTAACAGCTCCTATACCTAAAAGTAATGCTGGCGGCTGGGGTATATTTGGGTGTACAGGTTTTATTCTAGGGTCATCTAATTCAGCATTTACTGGTAATACTTTAGGGGTTTGAATAAATTCACTCATTATATTTATATAAATATTTTTATTATTTATATATTTTTTTATTTTATTTAATTTTCAAAAAAGGTATTTAAAAACAAATTAATATAAATAATTATAAAATTATGAAAAAGATTTTAAATGAACCTGTTTATAAAATTTATTATATTCAAGATCTTATTACTGAAGAGGTTTATATTGGTATGACTAAAAATTCTTTAAAACAAAGAATTAATGGTCATAAATATAATAATGATACTTGTAGATCTAAAAATATTATTTATAATGATAGTAGTGTTTGGGACATTATTGTTGATAATTTATATTATCATGAAGCTGAAAAATTAGAAAAATATTATATTCAAACAACTCCTAATTGTATTAATTATATAAAATATAATTTTTCACAAAAAGAATATGATAAAAATAAATATCATAATAATAAAGAGGCAATGAAACTTCAATCACAAAATTATTATAAAAATAATAGAGATAAAGTATTATTAACTAAAAAAATATATTATAATAAAAATAAAGAATCTATTCAATTAAAATCTAAAATCAGGAGACAATCAAAAAAAGGTTTCGCATAAGACGGTCACTTTTCTTTTAAACATTATTTCATTTTTTATTTTAATAAATTTTAAAATTCTAAACAAATCTATTTTAAACATTAAGCTGAAATTATCCAGTAATATACGAAACTTTTTTGAATTTAATAATTAAATATTTTTTTTAATAGAATATTATAATCATTTATAGATATATAATAGAATGGATTTATTACCTCAAATAGAAGAAACTAAAAATTTAGAGTCAGAAATTGTAGATGAAATTTTACCAACTAAAGATGATACTGAAGATACGGGCGATGAACCTGTAGAAGCTGCTAGTGAAGAAGAAGAAATAGTAGAAGTAATACCTAAACCTAAGATACCACCTACGGATGTATTTAAACAAAAAGAATTAAAAGAAACTGCACCTATTATTAAAAAAGTAAAACGCACTAGGACAATGACACCTGCTGCTAAAGAAAAATTAGCTCAAGCACGATTAAAAGCAATAGAAACTCGTAAGCGTAATTCACAGTTAAGAAAAGAAGGTAAAATGAAAAAACCTAGTGAGATTAAAGAAGATGAAAAAAAAGCAGAGATAGAAGCAAAGCGGCCTGTAGTAAATAATATTGTTCATGAAACTAAAAATATAACTAATAATATTACTAGTGAAGATATTGAAAGAATTAGTCTTGCTGCAACACAAAAAGCATTAGATGGTTATGAAAAGGTTAGAAAAGAGCGTAAAGAAGCTAAACGTATTAAAAAAGAGCAAGAAAATCATAAAGCAATAGTAAAAGATAAAATAAATACTGCTCTTGGATATAAATATGGTGACCCCAATTTTTTTGACTCTTGTTTTTAAATATATCTTTTTTTCTATAATATTAATTAAAAAGTTTCTATAAATTAATATAATGTCTATTAGTTTATTAGATTGTAATCATAAAACAAGTTCTCAATATTTATCAGGTAATAGAAATACACCTGCATTATTTACTAATAAATTAGGTAGTGGTATTAAGGTAAATCCAGGTGATAAAGTATCAGTTCATAATGCGTTTATAGCTGAAACTGGTTCTGATGACAATGCTATACAAATAACTAGTGAATTTTTAGAAACTAAAAGTTTAACATATACAACTTTAACTGGACATAATGTAGTAAATGGATCTGGTAATTATGTATTGGGATATGAAAGAATAACAGCTGCCAATGAAGCATCTAATGTAGAAGTTAGAGCAAATAAAACTTCAATATTATTAAATTATTATAAAACTAATAATGGTGAAAATCATTTTAATTTACCTAGAAGATTTTGTTATCTTTCAGAAAATCATTCAGTTACTAATTGGAGGGATGTAACTGATAGCACTAATTTTGGTATGTTGAATGGTTCGAATGTTATAGTAACACCAAGCAATGCAAGTTTTAATAATAATAATACAACAAATTATATAGTTGATGATGATTATTTTTATTATGGTGTGATTGTAAATCCAGGTTCAAATACTAAAGGTTTTCGCCCTAAAAATAATAATGCCAGATTCAAAATCATGGTAGCAAAAGATACTAGATATGGTACTCAAACTTCAACATTAGATCCATTAATAAATGCTTCATTTACTACACCAGCAATATTAGATTATATTGAATATATTGATAAGGTTGATATTGAGATACCAGTAGGTTTTAAATCACCTGAAGCATTAGCAAATTTAATAACTAATCAACTTCAAAAACAAACACAACCTAAAATAAATAGTATAAATAGTGGTGCGATTTATAATGCTAATGCTTCATTAGTAACTGATAGACCTGTAAATGTTCAAATAACTTCACCAACATATAAAACTTTTTATGCTGGCAGCTCATTAACACAAAATAAACCTTTATTTGATGATTATGAAACTGCAGTAACTGCTAACACTGAAAACGCTTCAACAAATAGATATTTATCTTCATATCAATTTATTGGTGTAAAAAGACCAGAACTATGGTTAAGAGGTAGAGAATGGGCAAAATACTATATGGATTATAGAAACACAGTATTACCACCTGGTAATCAAATAAAAAATATAACTAGTGCAGTATTATTTAATAAGTATGAATTAAATGCTTCACAATTTTGGCAAGGTATATCACCTATCGGGGCTGTTAGAAGACACCAAATAGTATTTGACCAAGAATGGGATTTTAATATTTTACTTAGTTTAAGTAAAATATTTAAAGAACAAGGTAACCATCCAGAATTATTTGAAAATAAATATACTCAATTAAATGGTTTTACAACAGTAAATAATTCAAGATTTATTCATATGAATGCTTTAGCAAAAAAGAATAGACCTGCTACAATACAAGAAATGTTAGGATCTGATTATCAATTTCAAAATGCTTCAAATTTACCTAATTTATTATCAATACCATTATTTTTTGATTTTAACCCAGAATATGAAGATATATATACTGAAGGAGTAAGTTGGGGGGATGGATATGCTTTTGGAGTTTTCAAAAAATATAATGATGGACTTAATGATTATATATCAGTAACAACTGAACATTTAGGTATTATTGGAGCAGCTGGATTAGATGCTAAATTTACAACAATACCTAATAATGTATGGAGTTTACACGAAAATAATGATGAAACAAATTTTAAAATTGGTATTAGTGAATTAGTAGCTGGTTGGGATTGTCATTTTACAAGTTATGGTAATGTTTGTATTGGATTATTAGATGGTTGGACTTCAGAAAGTTTTGAGATTACAGGTAAAGATGCTGATAGAATATTAAATATTCAAGCAACACCATTTAATCAAACTGAAATTAATGGAGCACTTTATTCACAACAAATTTATTTAGGTGCTGATAATCCTTCAATAACATATAATAATATTTCTAATAGATTTGAAATATCTGAATTACATACTTCTGAACGAGTCCAGAATAGATATAATGCTGGTGGTGTTGATAAAGATAGTAAACACGATGAATTTGTTGTTAATGAATTTGCTACTTCTGGAGATAAAGTTTATAAAATAAATAAAAGATTATATAATACAAATTTTACCCCTAACATCATGCCGTATGGAGCTAATAGAGATGCAGATATTACTGTTGCTGGTAATGCTTATCAAGTTGATTTTTTAAATCCTAATTTATCACCTTGGACAATTTATGACCAATTAACTGGTATAATTATTACTGATTTTGGATATTCAAAAAATAATTTTGAAGCTGGATTGTGGGGCACATTAGGTTTTACTTATGAACAATTTAATGCTTCAAGAACTTCTGCTAATGATTTAACTACCAGAATCGGCAATGATAATAAAGATAATTTACCATATGCTTTAACTAATGCAGATGTTGGACAGCAAAAGACAATGGATTTTATTACTAATGTTTGGGGTGCTGGAACTTATTCATTACAATTACCTTCAACAATGGCATTTAATAAAATAAATACTACTAATTTATATTTTAGAGATAATCAAAATGTTCAAGTATATCCAGCTATCACTGAAAACGCAACTTCAGTTAAATTAGTAGCACCTAATTTACCCAGAAAATTAGCAAATCCTTATTTTTGTATAAGATCTGATATTTTAGATAGTTCAGAATATATTGGTGGAGCTGATTGTGGTGAGTTATACCCAGTAATAGCAATAGTGCCTAAGAGTAACGATTATGGAGATTTCTTTGTAAATACTTCACCTGATTTAGAATTTGAATTTACTAAAGCAAAAACTATAACAAGTATTACAACTTCTATTCATAACCCAACACAAGAATTAGCTAATGTTGATGATGCTAGTGCTGTTATTTATAAAATTACCAGACAATTACCAAATAATAGATTCAATATTGTACAACAAATTTTACAAGATAATAAAAATAAAAAATAAATATAAATAATATCTTTTATAAATTATTATGCCTCAAGGATCTGGATATGGTAGTAAACCTTTAAAAAAAAAACCCAAAGCACCAAAAGGTTATCATTATATGCCTAATGGCAAATTAATGAAAGATAGTGATATGAAAAAAAAACCTGTCAAAAAAACTATGAAAAAAAAGAAATAAAAACAATACTATATTTAAAGATAAAATAATATAATATATAAATGAATATTCAAGAAGTTGCACAAATTATCCATGAAGTTAAACCAACATTAAAACCAAGTAGTATTAAACAATATATTTCAAGTTTAAGAAATTTATTTAGAAAATATTCACCTAACGATCCATTAGTAAAAGATAATAATATTGTATGTATTAATTTTGAATTTTTAAAAGATACTGATAAAATTTTAGATATAATTAAAGATAATCATATTACAAGTCAAAGAAATATTATTACTTCAGTTTTAACAATATTAAATTATTATAAAAAAGAGCTGGATACTATTAATTTTTTTAATGAAAAAGTAAAAGATTTAAATAAATTACAAACTCAAAATTATCAAAATAATATTGTTTCTGATAAAACAAATTTTAAATTAAATGAATGGACAACTAAAGATATTGAAAATTGTATTATTAAATTAAAATTAGATAAACAATATCAAACTGCATTAATGTTATCATTAATTTATCATTATTTATTTAGAAATGAAATTTCAAGTTTAAAATTAATTAAAAAATCTACATATGATAAATTATCACAAGAAGATAAATTAAATAATAATTTTATTGTTAAAAAATATAATGAAATATTTATATCTAGAGGTGTTTATAAAACTGATAAAGTTCATGGACTTATAAAAACTAAAATTGATAATAAAATATTAAAATCTGATATTTTAAATTATATTAAAACAATGGACGATGATATATTTTTTAAAGATACAAATGGTAATCAAATGTCTAATGAATTATTAGGTAAACATATTGGTCGTGCTACTATTGAATTTAAAGATCCAATAAATAAAAATCCTGATTTTTCTCTAGGCACCAGCTCAATAAATAAAATAGTTATTGAAAATTTACAACTAGATGGTGTTGAAAAATTATTAGAAATTTCTGGTAATCGTGGTACAAGTATCGGAACATTACTTCATGCTTATTATAATAATTACCAATGAATATGGCAAATGTAATTAAAATTCAACTAAAAATTTACCGTGTTTTATTTGTAATCTAGGTGTTTGATTTTTTTTAATTTTTTCTTTTTCTAATAATTCATTCTGAACTTTTTCAGATATTGTTAATTCAATTTTAATATCTAATGCATTATTTAATAAATTTATTGCTTTTCTAACACTTGAAATGTCACCATATTGAGCTATATAAATACCATCAAAAATTGCATCGTCAGTATTATTATATGTATCTTTAGAATTATCTAAACCAGATTTAACATATGATTTAATTTTTTTACCAATTAATATTATATCATTTTTTTGTTCAATTGTAATTTTTTTATTAGTATTTGGTTCAAGTAAATAATATAATTTATTAGATTCTAAATTTTCAATTAATATTTTACAAATTTCAAATCTATTTAATTTAGTATTAATATTTAAATTATTATCTTCAATTATTTTTATTAAATCTTTTTTACTATATGATATATGAACTGACATTTAATATATAATAAATAATAAAATATTTTATTAAATATAAATAATGCCATTAACTAAAGAGGGTAAACCAATATTATATAAGCCTTGGAAAAATACTACTTCTTCAACTAATAAATATTGGGTATATGTAAAATCAGATAATAAAAAAGGTTTTAAAAGAATAGGATTTGGATA